TTATTACTCCATTTGCGAATGTTGCGTTTTGGTTAGGGTCGAACACACTATCATATTGCCACGTGCAAAGATTTCTTTGAGCGTAGCCATCAACCGCAAATGTTATCTGTGGCGTATCGGTTAGGTCTAACTTATTTGACCAATCTAAAGCGTTTGGAATATTATCATTTAGCTTTTCAAACGGTACTATGTTAACTACTTTGTTTACTTCATCAACTTGAATAAGTGAGCAAGTCAACTTCAAATAAGTAGCTAGTAATTCGCTTTGTTTTGTATCGGGTAGTAAACTATTGACGGTTGTAAATTGACGGCTTATAAAGTTAACTGACGGTAAAGCATTTACTTCAGTTGGAGTAACTACAACCGTATCTGTAATGGTTAATGAAGCATCAGCAACGGTGTAAATTGCAGCCGTTAAAAATGAAATGGTAATTGAGTTTGCATCATCTGTTAATGCTGACGGTGTAAGTGTTGCCGTTCCCGAATAAGTAAAAGTGTTTACGCCTACTACCACATCAGCCGCTAATCTTGTATCTGATATGCCTATTGAATTAACGTCTATCGTAATATTGCCTACGATTGTAACCGTTATATTTATTACAATGTTATAAGTTACGGTTATTATATCATTTAGAATAACGCTACCATCCCAAGTTGCTATTGAACTAGGGTCAAAATAAATATCGCTACCACTAATTTTAGTAAGCATCATTATTTTGTTAGCCGCTGCAGGAGCTGGTAAAACCAAAGTATCACCAAAAAACTCGCAGTTATATTTATCACCGTTAAAATCTCTCAACCACTCTTTACACAACGGCAAAACCATTAACTGATTAGGATAACCGTATTTTAATTTCGTTTCATTGTTTAGCGTGTAATCTTGTGAAGCCGCTATTTGTTCTAAAATAAACTCAATCGAAACGCTCGGTGGTTGGTAACGAATATCACCCAAAGCTATCGCAGTAGGTTGCTCAACATTCAAAGCGATTGAACGTGGAACGTCTAAATCCGTTCTCGTTGCAACGTAGTTAGTCAACGTGTGATAATAGTCATAAGCACTAAAATCAATATCAGTTAACTTGCCGTCCTTTAAAGCCGCAAAGAAATCACTATTGCCACCGTAAATGTTGACGTTATAACCTTGTGCGCTTTCCTTTAGCGTTGCAAATGAAATCTGTTGGTCAATACCGTTGGAATAGTAACGTGCCTTTAGCCGCCTGTATGGCTTAGTACCTATGTTATTTACGTCATCGGGATTTTCAAAGATAGCTTTGTTCTTTGCCGTTTTCGGGATGGTAAACTCGGCTGACCTTACTCCGCTTCGCTTTTCAATTTCACCAATCTTAGCTATGGCGTATTCGATACTGATATCCGCATCAGTAGGCAAGTCAACTAATTTATCTTCGATGTATAACTCACTAGCCATTTTGCATAGTTATTTCAGTAGCGTAAATAATTCTGACGCTAACATCAAAAAATTTATCGTTTGTGTTTCGCTTGGTGAATGTTCCTGCTTCAATCAACACTGGTGTAACTTCAAGCGTTCCATCTTGTAAAAAGTTTGCGATGTACGCCTGTGTGGTTTGCTTTAAACTTTCCATGTAGGCTAACGCCTCTTGTGGTATATCTCCAGTGGTAAGTATCTCGCTATCGGTTACGCCTCTACGCTCACTAACGGCTGTTAGATATTGTGGCGTTTGGTATGTTTCTGCATCGGGTATCTCCGTTTCAAAAGTCGTGTTACCGTTAAATGGAAACACCGCCCAACCGCCTTGCCTTGTTAACCAACCTAGTAATTTAGTATTGCAATTAGTTGGTAAGTCAATTTGATTGTACGCTTCTAAGTTTAACTCCACAATGTACTCTACATCAGTTGCTCCGTAGCTTAATGTGTAACTAAAGGAATAGAACCCAATATCTGCCACGTCTAAATTAATATACCAACCCAAACTAAAAGGAAACGAACCGAATGGAATAAACCACGCTGGTTCAGTCACATAGTTCCCTGCAATACCTAAACCGTTAAATGTGTATGCCGTCACGCCTTGCATAATAGCCGCATCGAAGTAATCAGTAATCACTCCGCTATCGGTGCTGTCTTTAACGTAGGTCTTGACTTTCTTAATCATTAGTAAGGTATTGTCGTATAAATAACGGTTATGTCTAATCTTCCACTCCCTGCTGTCGGGTTTCCGTTTTGAATTGCCCACATTAAAGCCTTGTTTGCAATAATGCTATTCCCATTCGTTGGCGAACTTGCTGAAACTATTGCACTTTTATTTGCTGTTTGCTCTAAAATAGTGGATATAGAAATCAAACGATTATCCTCAATATCTAATGTGTCAAAGTATATTGATTGAGTTGTGTTTGTTGCATAAGCCGCTGTGATGTATGTATATTTTACAACTGCTGAAATAGGTATGATTGCCAAACCTGCGCCTGGTGCTGCAATTAATTGAACTGGTGTTGTGTTCCCTGCCAATATCTGTGCGCTTCCAATGGCTACGGTTACGGATTGCGTACTCCCTAAACCGCTCGACATACTCGCCCATGCTGAACCGTTGTAATATTCAAACTGACTATTATCAGTGTTGTATATTAGTAAGCCACTCGCTGGTGTTGCGATTGCGTTACGTTGTGCCGTTGTTAGCTGAATAGCTAAGTCTTGGTAGCTGTCAACCATGTCATCCAAGATAACTTGTTGAGGTGCGCTAAATGTACTCCCTGAAATGTCGGAAGCTAATTGTGTTTTGCTTTTTACTGCCATTGTATTTGATTTTCGTTTATTGTTCGTTTATCATCTGCGCTTCCATCAATTAATAGCTTGGTAAAACCGCACTCGCTAATTGAGTTTGCTTTCACATAATATCGGTTCAAATCTTCTACCGTTAACCCACTATTAGCCACATAGTTTTCACCCTTTAATGAACCGTTAAAAAAGTGGCGAAGATAAATATACTCTTTGCCACCAACCGTTATCGTTCCTGTATATATGTTGTAATTGACTTCGTCTAAATTGTAATGTATTTTGTATGGCGTAGGGAATGCCGCTTGTGCATAGCCGCTTAGATTAAACCTTAATCGCCCATTTAAATCTGCTTCTGGTCTGAATGTAGCGATTAACTTGTAAGGTTGAACCGTATTCATATCAACGCCACCGATAATCAATTCACCCACTTGCCATCCGCTATAAACGGTCACGCTAGGTAAGTCCACAAACTCACAACCTGCACCAACCGAACTAATAACCGTACTCGGATAGGCTGTTTGTAAAGTAAAGTCGGATTGACTTGTGATTGACTTCACCACATGAAAACCAGTTAACGCCCCAAAGTTCCGAAAGTAAATACGGCTTCCCACTTCTAGGTCAGCACTAAATGAAGAAGTCAACACCACTTGAATAAGACCGTTATTAGGGAAATAAAAGAATGGTCGTGTGGGTAAAGAGTACACCCATGTGAACTCTCGATGTGCGCTAACCCACTTGTAAGGACGTTGGAAAAGTAAATAGTCGTTGGCTCGGCTCATGTTGCAAATTTAAACAACTCTAAGCCGTTATTATTTTCGTGTCCTATTTATTTATGCCGCCAATAATTCAAAAATCTCGGATTGGATTTCTGTCACCAATAATTGAGCAAACTCGGCTTCGATGCTTCGCTGTAATTCTTCATTAAATATTCCGCTCACTAAATCGCTCCCACCTGCTTGATATATGGTCGAACCCTCTTGATGTATTCGCCTTGCAATTAAGAAGGCTAAACTATCTTTACTTATTCCATCGGGTATAATTCCTTTGTCATCTATCCATTGCCTTATCGCACGTTTAACCGCACCATTGCCTCCGTTCTTTGTCGGTCCTCTACCGTTTTGTAGATACTGAATATAATCATTGCCGTAAATGCTTAGCACCGTTCCGTTGGTTACTTCAAACCGTATTGACTTGGCTAGTTTGCCACTTGCGTTTACAACACTCTCAAACGTGCCATTTGCGCCCCTGCGCTGTATTAGCTTTGTTTGGATGTCATTCACCAACTGCTCGGTTAATTTGACCCCTAATTCGTTTAATCTCGCCTCTAAGTTAATCATGGCTCACAAACTTTGCTGGATTTGATTTGAAGTTGAAATCTCACGAACATTCCGTTTGTCACTCCGCTAAACTGCTTATAAAACGGTTCTGCTTCATAGTTGCTCACTATCTTACCGCTACCTTGTAAAGCTAGGTGAAACCGTCTTTGCATGGTGTCGGCTTCGTCTGTGCTGTTTAACAAGTCATCTGCCCCATCGTGAGGCGAACCGTCAAACAAAAATGCCATTAATATATTTGGGTTCACGTCTACGCCCATATTGGTCGGGTTTTGCACACGAAACGGATAAAGGTGTATTTGTGGCATCGGGTTGTCCTTGATGGCTAAATTCGCATCGCTAACACGCCCATGATAGAACGTGCCGTTCGGGTTAATGGTTTGGCAAATGCCTTTGATGAAGTTTACGGTGTCTAAGTACATAAAGCAAAAATACTATTTTCTCATCATTTTCTGCTGTTGCTGTTGTGCGGCTTGTAAATCTTTTTGATACATGGACTTTTCAAAGTCGTGAAGGAGAATATCGTAAATCAAAGTCGCCTGCATATTTGTGACTTCCTCAATAGTTTTGCCCCATCTGTCCATCATGGCAAAGATAGTGGCTTTCGCTCCGAACTTTTTGAACCTGTCCACGTTTGCTATTGCCTCCGCTTGGCTTGGTTTGTAGTCGTTCAATCTTTTATAACGCTCAAAGAACTTTTTGAGTGCAGAAAAAAAAAAGCGCAAATAGGGTTCGCCTCATCAGTAGGCACTTCGCTAAAATCAATGTCGGTGTAGATTTTCGCAATGCCAATCAAAGCGTCCTTCGGTTTGTCATGTTGAAGGAGTAAAGACTTCGCCATCTCTAGTTTGCCGTAGCTTTCACGCCCAATGTCAATTTGTTTATCTTTTTCTAAGTAAGCGTTTGGAGGCTCGTGCATAAACTGCAATGCCGTAAACAACGCCCCTAGTGCTTCGCTGTTTAGCTTGTTTAATGTTGTGGTCGGTACACCTAGCAAACAACTAGCTTGGTCAAGTGCTGTTTCATGGTTTAGAAACTCGATGTACTTCTTAAAAGGCACATCGCCCCAATTAGTCGGGATGTTAATTAGTTCCTCGTTTATTTTTCCTTGTATCATATTAGACTATTTTTTCTTATTCCTGTGCTTGTTTTATGCTTGGTTAAATACATTGTGCTGTATCGTAGTGGGTCAATGCAATGATTAAACGCATCAACTGGTATTCCTGCTTTTTTATCGTTCCAAATATAGTTAGATAATTCTTTTCGTAAATTGTGCGATGTTCGTGTTATCACTATTTGATAGTCTTGCATCTTTGTTATCCCTGCGCTCACACTTCCTGCACCCTTTTCGCATGGTATTATATTCGTTCCTTTTCGTCTCAAATCGTCTATCAATCTAGGTTCAGCACTATCCGCAATGATTAACTCATTCGGCTTCGTGGCTTGTTTATTTGCCTCGAATATTTCGTTTGTACCCATGCCAACGGTTGAATAAAACTTTTCATCAGCGTAGATAATCTTTTTCTTTTCGTCAACCGCCACTTTGACTAAAGTTGTCGGGTCAACACTAAAGCCATAATCTTGACCGTAAACGTATGGCAAAGAATTATCGAACTCCCCATGTGTCCAGTTGGTGAAGATTGCGCCTTGTCGGTTTGCCCTTTCACCGCTTCCGTAAATTGTCCACCAATATTGGTTTGACTTTCTGCTTTCGATGTCCTCAATCTGCGCTTGGGTCAAATATGGATTGTCTTTGTAGGTGGTTATTAGCGGTGGATATTTTTCAATGTAAGGGTCAAGCCAATGTTCCAAACCTAAAGCAGGGTTATAATCGCAAATAATTCTATGCCTTGTTCGTGGGAATAGTTGGTCGATTGTTTCTTGTGGGAACTGGTGCGCCTCGTTTATCCAAATGAAGTCACGGCTGCGTCCGTGTATCTTTGCAGGAGTGTCCGCACCGTAGTAGCTTATTATATTGCCGTGCAAATTATAATAGTGTTCGCTTTTGTTATGGTGCAAATCATTATACACGCCACACTCAATTAGAACGTCTTTAAAGTCTTTCCAAGCCGTTGCACGTAAAGCAGTAAAGGTATCACGAACTATGTCTATATCAAGCCCTGTGTAATTCTCACATAGCCAAATGATGTAATAGATAACCGAGTAACTTTTCCCCGACCTTGTGCCACCTTGCAAAAGTGTTATCCGTTGCGACTTAACTTTTTTTTTAAAAAGCGAAAGTTTGGATTACTATTCTTCATCTTCCTCGTTTAGCCATTCGGGTAAATTCTTCTTTGAAACAGAAACGTCCATTGTTTGCTTTGCTTTGCCGTATGCTCGGTCTAAAAGCACCTCCGCTGCCCTCACATCGCCTTTACTAGCTTTCGCCCTTAACGCCTTTAAAATCGCCTCACCTGCCGTTATGCCGTCCTTTTCTTCGCCAAGCACATCAGCCAATAGTTTATCCAATTCGGGTAGCTTTTTAGGTCTGCCGTTTGGGTTTCCGCTTTCGCCTTTTTTGAAAGGCTTTAGGTTTTCTTTGTTCGGGTTTTTATTCATTGTTAATTCTCTGTTAATCCTTTAAATGCTTTTAGCGGATAAAACACCAATGAGTTTCTATAACCGCCCTCAAATGTAGGGATAATCGGTGTAACTCCATGCACATTTCTCCACGCTGGATAAACCAAAATAGAATTATCTTGTTGTCCTATTGTTGCATTGTAATCGGGTATATGCAAATCACCTCCTTTTGAATTATGTTTCTTGCAAATAATAACATTTACTGCTCCAATTATGTTTTTAGTATCCCTATGGAATGGTGCTGAAATATTATAGTTTGAAATTGAACTTGTAAATAAATTTCCAAACCTCCATTTTTGTGGCACATCTTTAAATAATTCAACTTGATGTTCATATTGTGTTGGTAATAATTCTTTTATTAACTGCTCACTTTCCTTTGCAAGTAATAACATTGCTTTTATAAAAGTTTCTGATTTTTTATTTAAATGAACACTTGAAATTGATGGATATGGTCTTGACATATGAGGTTTTGGTGGAATACTTCCTATTATTGCACTTAATTGCTCAACTTCATTTTTGTATTTAAAGTTTCCAGTTTTTTCATCAATACCATCTCCTGTTCTTCTTGTCAATAAAGTTTTTTTTACGTTTTTACTTCTAAATTCTGCATTTGCTAAGTCTGCCAACTTGCACATTTTTTCAGGCATTTTCGTAAGGTAAAAACCTATCGGTTCGCCATCTGCATAAAAGATACAATCTTCAGTAACATTAGGCTCAATATATTCACACGCTTCTCCAATTTTACGATTATGCTTTACTTCAATTAAATCTATACGTTTCATATATTATTTATTAAATGCGAAAACATTTGTACAAGCTGGAAACCAACTTTTTTGCCAAACATCATAATCACGTGTTTTGAATTTTGCTGTATTTCCAATATCTTTCAAATCGTTGTATTGCTTTTGTTGTTTTTCAATAATTTTCCAAAATCTCGGCAAACTATCATCAATATCGAAACTCCATTCATAAACTAATTTTTTAAATACTTTTTTTGTATTTTCTAAAATCAACATTTCAGCTCCTTCAATATCCATTTTGCAACAATCAAATTTTTTAGCTTCATCTTCAAAATTTAAACAAGGAACTTTTATTCCTTTGTTATTCCATTTCTTCACTATTGAATTTCTCCAAACATTGCCGTTGTTGCCAATAAATAAAATGATTTCTTTAGTGTCATTATGGACTAATGCAGCTTGTTTCACTTCTGCAGTAAATCCATTTAGTTCTAAATTCTTTTTAATCATTTCGCAATTAAAAGGGTCTGGTTCATAAACTGTAACCTTTGCACCTTTTGAACAAGCTAATAAAGTAAATGCCCCTACATTGCCACCGCAATCCATCCAAGTTTCACCTGCTTGAATTGTCATTGATTTCTTTAAATAAACTTCATTACCTAAAACTTCATCAAATGTTTTTTTATCTGACATCCCATCTCTGTAATAAAATTTAATTCCTTTGATTTCTCCTTTGTTTAATTTCATATCTTATTTTTTTCTTCTTTAAGATATTCCATTATCATTCCACCAACATAACCGCCTTTGTCTCTCCAAAACTTTACAAGTGCATAAGCCTCTTCATAGTGTTCTGCTTCAAATTCAATCTGTATAGCTTTCTTAACACCATCAGTCATTTCTTCAAGTTGCTTTGAAACATCTTCATCATCAAGAATAGAATAATCAACTGCTGGTGAAAAAGTTGGAACATCTAATCCCCAATCCCCTAACTCCTCAGCATCCCATTCGTTTGCTAACATCTCCCAATCCCATTCACCACCGCTAGTATTATCTTTGATAAGAAATTCACGTTGCTGTTCTTCGGTTAGTTTGTCAGCAACAATAACTGGTATCTCTTTCAATCCTGCTTCTACACAAGCTTTGTAGCGCATATTGCCACCAAGTATAATCATATCAGCGTTAACCACTATCGGACGAATGTCAAGCATTTCGGGGAAGTCTTTTATTGACTGCACCAACTTTTTAAACTTGTCATCTTTAATTAATCTTGGATTGTTTGGATTTAGTTTGATTTTGCTAGTTGCTATTTTCTTCATCGCTTTTGTTTTTTATTTTTTATCTATCTGTTCTAATTTCCTTTGTGCCCATGCAACGCCCTCATCACCACCCCACGCATCCCACATTAAACCACCGCATCCATCTTTGTAAGGTACTTTGCTGTTTTGCCTATGCCGTTCAAATGATGCCATTCGTGCTATCGTATCTCGGCTAATTGGTTCTCTGTTCGCCAGTTGGTTTGCTCTTGCCCATCCAACTAAAGTTCCGCATCCTTTCGGGTTGCCACTTTCATCCCTATACTTCAATGCACGTTTAGCGTTCTCGGTTGCGGCTTTCGGGTAATCGTTGTACGTTTCAGCGTTTAAGATTTCTTTCTGCGCTTTTAAATCATTTGCATGGCTGTACAAACAAAGTCGGTATCTTTGCGCTTCGTCTTTGTATTCATTAACCATAACATCATCACTCATGCAACGCTGAATGAAATCGTCTTTGCTTTCGTTGGTTTTTGGTTTAGGTATTGGCATGGGTCAAAAATAGTAATTAATTTTATTTCTGTTAGCTTAATCATTCATTAACCGCAAAAGTGCGGTGTATTGCACATTATGTCATTCTTCTTCGGGTTCAGATACTTCTTCTTGTTCTAATTCACTAATAAAGTCCATTTCATAAACTTGGATCAGTTTCACCCCATCTTCTATTTCGTCAAAGGTCAATAGCTGTGGCAATTTCAAATCTCGTATTTTTCTGAGCGCATCTTTGTACGTTGGTGCATACACCACAATGTTAGTGCCTTCAAAGTTTTTATAATCTAATACTTGAAAAGTCCATTGATATAGCTGGTCCATTATTTATCATTTATCGATTTGAACATAATGTTTTCGAGCATCCGAATGTAACTACGGTTGGATATTTTATAAAACTTGCGGCACGAATTACATTTCATGTGGCGTTTGATGTAACCCATTGCCGTTGCATCGGTGTGAGATAGTTGCACGTTGTCACTCGCACATTCTGGACAATGCCACTTTTCACCGCCTTTCAAAACTGCCATGTTCGTGTTGTGGTAAATGTACGGTGACATAACCATATAAACATCCTCTAAAACTGCCACATCTTGAACGCAGTAGTCAACCATCTTTTTTAGTGAAGCCTTATTTTTATGTTCGCAAATGTCAATCCACAACTTCATGCCCTCATGGTCAAGTTTGCGCCCTACATTCAACACCTTACCGAGATAGTCAAGTTTATTACTAGCGAAGCGAAAGTATTGGCGTGACTTCTTTAGCGTGTCAAGTGTGCGATAAATAGGAAACATTAAATTGCCAGTTAATATTGCCCTTGTGCGAAGTTCTTTGATGTCAAATTTATCACCGTTGTGCGCCACTATCTCATCAGCGTGTTTAATTACTTGGATAAAGTCTTTTACTAGCTTGGTATCATCTTGGTTTTCATCCCACTTTAGAACGTGAACTTTGTCTTCATACTGCCATTTGTAGGCTATGCAGATAATTTTCTTTTGCCTTAAAATGTTATCGGGATTAATGTTGACTTTCCAAAATTGAAATGTAGGCACAATGTAATAACTTGTTTCGATGTCAAAGAACAGCCTTTTGATTTCGCTATTTTGTTTTTTAAGGTTTGCCTTATTTATAAACCTGCTGACCTCTCTTCTAAAACTTTCTGGTTTAACGTCTATCTTAAACTTCTTGAAAATCTCATCCGCAATTTGAGTAATGTTTTGGGTGCTTTCATACCTTACTCGAATATACTCTTGGATTTCTTTAGTTAGAACCATAGTTTGTTTATTTAATTGTGGCGAATTTACCGTAATTAATTGTCATAATGCTTTATTTACGTATGCTTTAAATCCTAAATCATTCAACTGCTTTATTCGGTACTCCTGTAAAGGTTTCAAAGTGTCGGTCTTTTCTTTGCACTCAATAAATATAGCCTCACCGTCTTTCAAACATAATAAATCTGGAATTCCGTTTTTTGATGTCCTAATTAAATTAATCACAAAGTAACCTTTTGCCTCCATTTCTTTTATGACTTTGGTTTGGTGCTTACTTGCCATTTCTTAAATGTTTGTAGGACAAAGTCCTTTTTTTTAGATACTGCTTTATAAATCTGCCACTCAATCCCATCTTTAGCAAACACCCAAAATATATCACTTTGCTTTCGGTTTATAGTTGTCATTCTATCTCTCGATTGCCAGTAGCTAATCGCACTAAAATCAATATTATAATAAACTAAAGCCTCCGCACTTGACAAATTAATGCCTTCACGTCCACTTATTATTTGCAAAGCTATGGTTTTATTTGAATTATTGAACTCCTCGATGTTGTCGGTAACGTCAAAGTGCTTCTTGATAGCGTCCAATTCAGCAATAAATTTGTAGAATATAGCTATTTTTTTACCTGCAAACCTTTGTTTTATTGCCACTGCTTTACTATCGTCAAAGTCTATTCGATTGCCGTCCTCAAACTTCACCGTTCCGCTATACATTTGGTGAACCTTTTGCATTAACTTCACCGATGTATCCGCTAACACTACTCCGCTTTTACCCTCAATAATCAAATCATTACTTAGTCGGTCAATAATAGCATAGGTTGACGGCTTCATTTCTACGGTCATGAAGTGTTCGTTTATTTCGCTCACAAATCCTGCTTCTTTTTGCGTATAGGTCAACATTATAGGCTCGATGTACTTTATAACCTTTTCGTAGCTAACCACGCTGTAATCGTTTGACGTGCCGTAGGAAGTATATTTTATTTTGATAGTGCCGAAATCATTGTGCCACTTGTAGAAGTTTGGATAGTTTCTAAACGGTGAATAGTTGGAAACAAATAACTGATGGAAGATTTGAGCGTTGCTTTCGGGAAGTAGTGTTCCTGTCATTAAAATAACCTTGCATCCGTTTGCACATATTCGCTTCGCTTGTTTTGTTCTGATGCTAGGTTTCGGGAACGCTGCCAAACTATGGCTTTCGTCAAAGATTACTAGGTCATAAGTTGCTTTATGTTTATGAAGTTGCTCATAGTTAATTATCGTAATCGGATACGTGTAACCTGCTGTGGCGTAGTCTTTCTCAATACTGCTAATTGCTTTTAGCTTAGTGACAAATAAAACATTTGAGTAGTTACTTCCTATTGATAGTGCGATGTGGCTCTTACCAGTCCTCACTTCATAATTAAGTATCAACAAGCCTTTAGCATTTAATATCTCGCCACCTTTAGTGACGGCTTCTGTTTGATATTCTCTTAGTTGAAACATATTAAAAAGGTGCTTCGGTTAGTTTTAAATCAATAGAGAACCAACGCTCATGATGCGACTTTCCTTCGTTGTAATCATGGTCAACAAACCTTGCATAACTTTCAAGCCACTTTTTGAACTTCTTATTTGTTAGCCATTTTTTATAATCTTGGTACTCGTTGGTGAAGTTTTCAAAAATTGTAGTTTTATTTATACGCTCATTGTGTATTATCGCTCCGTCCTTTGTCCATTCGTAAAACTCAAATGAAGTTTCTTTGATGAACTTGCGAACCACTAGGTTATTGAATTCATTTTGAACTAAGCCGTTTGTCAAATAATACTGCAAACAATTAACCATGTAGCTGTCAAACCTTGCCCATTCGCTTTCGCTCCAGTCATCAAAAAGCAAATGACCGAAGTGGTCTAATGGTGTACGGTTTGCGCTAAAGTAGCTACTCATTTCGATTTCAAACTTTCTGCGCTCAAATGAACCCCCAACGCCTCCAACGGTGTAATTGGTTGTGATTAATATTTTCGGACTTTTTTGGATTGGTAATTTAATAGCGTCCTGTCCTTTGTACTCTAGTGTTATTCCTTCCGTTATTAAGCTAAAAAGACTTTCAAAACTAAAGTTCTTTTTAACATCGTCAAATACTAATAGTTGGCAATCGGTTGAAACGGTTTGATAGGGGAAGGACTTATTAAACTCAAATGTCTTGCCGTCAATCATGCTGACCTTTTTCATCTTCGCTATGGCGTTCCAAAATAAACCTTTGCCACTTCCGCCATTCGGGTTTTCGCTTATTGTTTCATCATTAAAAATAATAGCTTTATTATTTGCGGAGGTCTTAAAGGTGTGAAGGAGATAGCCAATCACTGATTTAAAGGTGTTGTACTTTTGGATGTCCTTGCCACTAACTAACCAAATAAACTCTCGGAATATAGCTGGGTGGTGGTCTGTTTCAGTAAACTCACGGTTTATAATTTGGTTCTTCCAAACATAGCCGTTTAACTTTAGATAGTCTATTTGTTCTACTCCGTCCTTAGTTACTCTCAAAGCGCAGTTGGAATAGTAAATAAAGCATTCGGTTGGTGTATCTTCTTTTAGCTGAATGTCTGCTGACTTCAAAAAAGATAGATAGTTTGGTGTAAAAAATTGTGGGTTTCCTGCAATGTAGTCATAAGGCTTCGCACCTATTTTATCATTGCTTAGTAAGTAATCCAAAACAAAATCCTTTATTTTCTTTTCGTTGGTTTCTTCAATAAAGTTCTGCTCCTTACGAATAAAAGTGTAAGTGTTACCGTTAGCTGGATAATACTTCATGAAGTTGTTTTGCTCGAGCCACCGTTTGAACTTTAGCGGACTTAATATTATTCGCCCTTTGTCGGTTATGTTCCAAAACTCATCTACCTCCATCGACCCCTTTACTCGTTCAATAGTTTCTAAGTCTTGGATTTCGATGTTATCACGTTGAAGCGATGCTTTGATTTGCTTTGGGTTCTTGCCACTTAGTATTTGCTTTTCAATCGAAGAACGGATTTGACTATCCTCAAAAAACCTACTGTTAAACGTATTCTTACCACGTTTATAGGCTGAATTACATATCTGCTCAATCTCACTACTATCAAAGTCGCTTTCTTCGTATTTTAATAGCTGTGATAGTGCTGTGTGCTTACTGATCCCAAAGTCATTAAAAGCCATTGCTAACTTAAACAAGTCATTGTTTCTGCTTCCGTTTTGTAGGCTGTACTTTTTATTGAACCATTTTAAAAGGTTATCCAATATTTGACTTTCGGAACTCATAGGAACAACAACATCAACGTGCTGTTTACCTATTTCGGTGTATTCCTCCAATTCAATAGCATCCCATTGTATAGCTTCTGTGTTGATGTATATTTCAGGGTCATAACTTTCAAAACAAAATCGGCATATATCTTTGCAAGACTTATCGAAGTTGGCACAATTAAAATGACTTTCTAAAGCGTTAAAATATAAAGTAAAGTTTTCCGCATCCTTTGGTATTTTAACTAATGCTTTTACACCAAGTGCTGAAGGAGAAATAAAAGCAGCATAAACAAAAGGTTCATTGCTCAGTAGCTTCTTATATTCTACTGCTTCGGCTTCGGTTTTGAATTTATCAAAGTCAAGTATTAAGAAACCAGATGGTTCGATTAAGCCACTGGCTGACCTTGTTGTGAATGTGCCGTTATAGCAAACACCTGCTAAGGACTTCTTATCCTTTTCGTCTTTTGTTTTGCGATACTTTAGGACTTTGTCTTTGCTTTCGCCTTGCTTAATTCTGTTTAGGCAAAAGTCAACTGACCTTTGGAAAGGGTTGGCAACGTCTGTTACCGATTTAAATATTGAAACCATAGTAGAAAAAAAGTGCCTCAAAGAATGCCAATGGTGGAGCAAAGGCAGTCAATGAGGCAATAAGTTTATAATTGTATCTCCACATACGGTCACAAAAATATAAATCAATAATTAATAACCAAACTATTTGTAAAATATATTTTTTGCGGCACGTTTGCGCCAATTTAACAAATTCATAAAATATTGATTTTCAACTGCTTAAATAGTTTTGCGCCAATAATCCGATTATTTTCGGGAAAACCTCTGGAAAAAACGTGTTTTTTAAAAAACGTGTTTTCTATAAAAGAAAATAGGAAAAGCAGGTGAATAATTGGCGCAAATAAAAAACCCCCGATTTCTGGTCGAGGGTTTCTGTTCATTGTTTGATTGGCTAAATAGTCAATCATTAAAATAGTGAAGTTTGATTAACATTTGATTTCTTAATTATACCAAGTGCTGTTTCAAAGATAGTGCGCCCTGCTTCATAATCTACAAGATTTCTCAAAACATCACGATAACCGCCTAAATTTGCGTTAATTTTTAAATCGTGGAATACTTCAAGTTTCTTGTGTTCGTCTATCATTGTGCATAAAATACCATCTAATTTTCTTTCTTTCAAATCATTTGGCAAATTGAAATTAGTCCAATATAAATGCCTTCCTCTTTTTTTTGCTGGTATCAAAGGCTCATAATATGGCGCTACATTTTCAACACAATATTTACCATCAAAATGATTATCTAAAAAAATAATTTCTTCATACAATTTCATATCAGGATATAAAGGCGTAAATGTTTCTCTACTTTTTTGAGTAATTCTAATTTTGCTATGGCTCGGACAAGGTGGCGAACTCCAGATAAAATCAAATTCCTTGTAATGGTCAAGTAAATATTGGTGTGCATCATCAACTATTACTTTGTCATTTGGAAACCTCTCTTGATATGCTTTCGCAATTTCAGCATCATATTCAACTGCCGTTACCTCAATATTTGCTACTTCGTCCCATTTGTAACGGTTGCCACCCAAACAGGCATATAAGTTTAGTATCTTCATGGCTTAATACTTGACTTTGATTAGGTCAGTAAAATCCTTTTCAAGTTCCAAAACCTTATCAATCGGAAGGAAAAACATTCGTTCGTTAATTGAAGTTACCGCCCTTATTTTCTCATCGCTGTTTTGCATTTCGGCTCGGATTACCTTTTGGCTTTCTACACCAACATAGGAAAGTAATTGATTTACGCCTGTGGTGTAGGCAACTTTCAATCGGTGCAGGACGTTTTTAACTCCACTACTTCCGCTTAATTTTAAATAGTATTCATGCTCGATGTTTAGCATCTTCGAGTAGTATAGTTGTCGGAAGATTGATGCTGTCAGTTGGTTGAGGTGTTGCTCCTGTTGCTGTGTCATTTTGTTTTGCTTGGTTTATTTGGTTATAATTAGTAATGATGTGCCTTAATTCTTCAAAGCAAATGTTTAAAGTCTTTCTTATATCTTCCCAGTCTGTGCCAATTTTTCGCATCTCAAATGCTTTCTTGTTGGCAATTAGTTCAACATGGTATGGCTTTGTGAAGTCTCGTCTGTAACTCATTTTACTTGTAGATTTTGCTTTTCAATAATAGTTGCACCTTCAACAAGTACACCGCTTTCAATATCGCTTTTGATGGATGTTTTGTTCACCGTTGGTTTATAGTCAAAGTATTTAGCGTCTAAAAGACTTTCATCGCTAATATGCACCGACTTTGACGAACGGAATGACATTTTAACTAATGGTGTCTTTACTTCGCTCAATTCGTACTTTTGCATAGCAAAACCAACCGTTTCTTTTAGTTTAGCAGTTGCACTATCTATGCCGTCTTTCATAGCCTTTAATCGCTTTATTTCAGCGTCTATTGCTTTGCTGTCGGCTTCGTTGGATAGTATCACCAATCCGTAATTAGCCGATTTCTCGGCTAACTCGGTTTGAGTGATTGCTAACTTGTTAAACAACTCGTCTGTGATTTCGCCTTGTGATGCGATTAGTTCATCGTTTATGGCTTGTAGTTCTTGGTCAATGTGGTATAACGCTCTCATTATTTCTTTACTTTTAGGTTAGTTAATTCGTTTTCCATCGGTTCAAGTAGTTGAAACTTTGCTTTCACCTGGTCAATAGTTGCTTTTCCTTGCAGTAATGCGTTTGTGACGTTGGTGAAATCAATCGTACCACGTTCTAAGAATGGTTTGGCTTGTGGCTTTGCAGGTTGCTGTGCCACATTGTTACTATCTGCGTCTGCTTCTGTTTCGTCAATTAGGAATAAACCGTTTAAAGCGTACTTTCTCGCATAGCTTGACGCTGTGCCAGTGCATTGTTCTGCGCTCATGCCTTTGTGTTCTGATAGTTCCGCAAAGCCTGTAACAGATAATGCCGTATCTTCGTTTTGAATAGTAGCAGTTGCCACTAAGTACAACTTATTGCCTATCGCTTGGATGCTATCGGTTAGCGTTAGTAGACATTCGTGCTTTAGTAGAATAGGCTTTACGGCTTCGAGTATGTCCTCCGCTGACCTGTACTTGTAATTTCCGAATTTGTTGACGTTGCCCTTTGGGACTTTCAGTTCGTTTTGGATTTGGATTAGTTTTTTCATAGGTTTATTTGGTTTGGTTAATAATTAAAATGGAAGGTCGTGATTATCATCAGTTGCACTCGCTGAGGTTGCTGGTGCTTTGTAATCGCTTTTAGGTTGCCATTCGTTTAGCACCGCATAATGCGTATTGCCATTCTTGTCGGCTTCCTTTCTACGTAGCAAATCAATGTTCACGTACCCTTTGGCGTTGGTATGTTTGTTTAGTTCCTCGATTAGTGTTTTGGCGTTGATTGATACGCTCACCACTTCACCGAATTTGGTTTCTTTGACTTTGATAAATAAGCCGTTGATGTAGGTTTTGTCTGACATTTGTTTATGGTTTAATTGTTAAAAAAGAAATCAAATTGACCGTAATAAAAATCAACTGCAATTCTTACATTGTAAGATTTTGCTTTATTGATTATATCGCTTAGGCTGTGCGAACTTACCCACGTTTTGCATTTTGGTTTAGCGTAGTAAAATTCAACATTTGAGCAACTTACTATTGGCGTAAATTTATCGCCTAGTATGTCTTGAATGATTTGTAGTTTGTTCATAGTGGTTTGGTTTAGTTGACGCAAAAATATAAAAATAAATTAAAATCAAAGTTTTTTTAAACTTTATTTTTTGGCTAAAAATCATACTCACGCTCTGGCATCCGTCCGTTCTTAATAAAGAAAATCTCTTGGCGTTCCTCTGCAATGTAATCGCTATCTTTTCCGTTCTCAATAGCCTCTTCCACTTGCTTTAATTCGGTTGGGGATTTCACTTCTAAAACGGTTACATCTTGTAACCATCTGGTTACGTTGTGCAGGAATAGTTGCTTTTCGGCTACTTCGTACCATCCGCAGTAAAGGTTGCCATTTAATTCGATTTCAAATTTTTTCATAGTTTGGTTTATTTGTTTAGTTTTGCATTAATACTTTTTCATAGGGGTATTTGGTTAAGAATTTGGGCGGCTGGTTACCGCCCTCTTTTTTTATATGCCTTTCAACCAACAAAGCAAAGCGATTGAACCACTTGCTGCTGCTGCATAAATAAGCAACTGAATGACTGGATTAACTTCGTTCCAATTCTTTAGGATGTGCAGGATTAACTTCATAGCTTTGATTTTTTAAAGTTAGCTAATATCTCCATCGCTGTTCGTGCGCCTTGCTCCATCATTGGTAGCGTTTCTGGTAGCCATGCGTTTCCTGTGCGATGTTTCTTTGCCGCTAGTATTCGGCTGTTAAAATAAGTCAAAGCCATTTCGACTTCACTTTCTGTTCTGTCTTTTAGGTAGCTGTAAGCCTCTATTGTATTGCTCATTTTGTAGAATTTAAGAAGTTTAACCATGTTGTTTTCGCCTCGTTGCGCATCTCAATCATTTGCTTGATTGCTTCGTGCGCTTTCTTTGTTTTGCCGTTTAGGATGTTGTATACGGCTGTTTCGCTTACGCCTAGTGCTTTCGCTACTTGTGCGATTGTTACGTTGTACTTGGTCAAGTCTGACCAAAGTTCTTTTAGTTGTTTGTTTGTTAGCATTTGTTTAAGTTGTTTATACGGTTAGAAAATAATTGCAGTTCGCGAATTGCGATTTGGTTTAGTAAATACACCCCTTGCATATACTTGTGGTGCATCTTGTCTTTTAGTGCTTGGTTTGTTAGGCGTTGCACTTTGTCACGCCTTGATTGTAGTTGGCTCATAGTCTGGTTTGGTTTTGGTTTGGTTATTGATTGCTTTTAAGATTGCATTATTTACTAAATTTTCAGTAGATGGTAATAAATTAAATTGCTGTAAGTCTTTTTGTACTGCAAGTAATGCTTCGAGCAATTCGGGAGCTGATGCTATTAACTTGGCGTTGGCTTCTTGTTCCTCTTTTAATCTTTGTTCTTCTGCCTGATATTCATCAGATAAATAATTTTTCTCTTTGTTTTCTAAATTAGATAATTGACATATCCATTGATTGCCCATTTCTACGTGCAAGAAAATACGATTTGATGATTTCCATTCGCCTTGTGTGTGTTTTGTTTTCATAGGTTTGGTTTGGTTTTGGTTAGTAAATATTTTGTTTGTGTTTTATCCTCTTACTCCACCGTTATATCCTCTTTTCAATTTGCCGTAGTAATACTTTTGATAATTAGATTTGTCAGCTTTAAAAAGTTGAGTAGCATCTTTTATATTAGATGCACAATAAAAAACACTTGTAGGATTTCCGCTACTATCAATTACATTGTAAAAATTTGTTTGGGGAGTTTTCATAGGTTTGTTTTTTGTTTTGGTTAATAATTATAGTGCAAATATAAATGCACTTTTTGAATAAAAAAACATTTTCCAAACTTTTTTTAAACTTTTTTTTGCGAAAAAAGCAATTACACAATGAAAAACGACTAAAAAAATACCCTAAAAAAAATAATTATTTGGCTAAAATAACCGCAGTTACGCCCAAAATAACGCCCAAACCTACACCACCAACACCACATCCAACCGACTTTATTAATGTTTTCCGCTTTTGTAGCTTTAGTTGCTTTCTTAATTCGTTGCGGTTATCAATAGCCACATCCTTTGCCAAAGTGAGTAGGCTTATTGTTTCGTCTTTTAAGGCTATAACCGTATCAAGTGAAGCAATATATCTACGTGAAACTAAAACAACGCTATCTGCCACGCTAATGACTTTATTCGAGTGGTTTAGTTCCGCTTTGTTCCTATCGTTTAGTTCGATTTGTTTAATCAAGTCAATACGGCTAACTAAAATGCTATCTGATTTGACTTGCCCATATACTTGTGAGGCTGTCATCACTAACATTAGGGTTACGATAAATAACTTTCGGTTTAACTTTGCGAAGGCTGTCATAGCTGTATTGTTTTAATTCTAAATCGTGCTTTAATCCTGTGGCTTTCTTAATCGCTTTAAGTTCGTTGGCTTGGCTTACATCAATCGCACTTTCTAACCGTTCTATGTACTCCGCTTGTTCTTCGATTAGAATATCTCTTGCATCCATCTTAGCGTCCGTTTGACCACCGCAATAGCTTAGGCTGGTTAATACTAATATCAAAAGAAACATGGCGTAGATAGCCACTATCCAAGGGTGATCTCTCATTGTTTATTTCTGTAATGTGTTTTCCCGCCAATCTTTACGGCTTCTAAAACTTGTTTACGATTAACACCGTTTGCCCTCAAAGAAACGTGAACCCATGCAGGTTCGTTGCTATCTCCAAACTCCCAAATCAACTGGTCAAAATCTAAATTGTTTTTGATGTATTCAAAGATTTGCTTATTCGTTACACCCCCGAAAATGTCAGCATCAATATCAATGGCGCATCCATTGCAATGATCCGAATTAATCGAACCGCCTATCGCTTTGTTTATTTCTTTGGAACGAAAAAAGGAACTAATCCCAATCGGTTTGCCAAAGTGTTCACGAACTTTATCAAATACATTTGTGGCCACGTTCTTCATGGCTACCAACTGCCCATCATCTGGGATGTTGTTTATTTGTTTGCGTATAGCATAGTCGCTTTTCGTTGCTTCTTTTAAACTAACATATTTGCTTATCTGCATAGTTATTCCGATTTGCGTTCCAACATATTAATCAAAGGCTTTAGAATGTCCAAGTTAGTAACGCCTTTTATATTCTCCCTCACGCTTTGCAATTCACTAACCGCAATAATAGCCACAACCGCTTTGACCATAAAGTCAGCATCACCATAATAACCGCCAATCACGTGAGCGATTAGTATAGCTAAAAAGTAAGATAGCACAGCATAAAACTTTCTTATCATTTTATTGGATGTAATTAACTCTGCCTTTGTCTTTGCCGACATAATGCCTGTAATAAAGTCAATTAAACTAATTGCACCCACAACGAACAATGTTGATTGTAATGGTGCTAAATAAGTCAATACTGCCGCTAAAGCCAGTCCACCATATTTTGAAGAAAGTAGTTTAAAATCTATCATAAGTTATCTACGAATGTTTGAGGGTCAATAAAGTTTTCTTCCGTTACCGTTTCGCTGTATGCCTTTATCGCATCCCATCCATTCCACCAATAATTTATAATCAAAACCGCTTCATCAAAATATTCGTTTTCGCTATCGGCTAAAACTGCATTCAACTCCCATTCACCTACATAATCCGCATTAAACAACCTACGTTTAAATTCTTCCTCATGCAAAGCGTTTATTTCTGCAAGGTGGCTTTCTTTGCTCCATACTTTCGGCAATGATGCAATGTAATTATCAAACTCATCTTGACTATCAAATTCTAAAACATTCGCCCCATTAAATAGGGTTGTAGCGTTAAGTGTAATCACCTCGCCATTATCATCTATCGGCTGTCCATTTTCATTTGCTTTATGTGTTTTCATACTATCCGATTATAAATATTTGGCATAAATCAATAGCATTAACATCGCCACCGACATTCGCTTGGTTAGTAAATAAAATATATTGATTAACCGTCCAATTAATGTTGAGGTTAGATTGTGCAAAAAATATATTGCCGTCTTTTGTATCTTGGTTCGTTTGTACCGTTACAGGAAAAACCAATGTAGATGATGCAGATTGCACAGCCAATGTTCTTTCTGCCTGATTAAAAAATGCTGTTGGCGCAATACCACCAGGGAACATCAACACTTGCGCGCTTGTCAATGGTGATGGTGTCGCAGTTGTGGCTATCCTAATTCTCGCAGCAAGAACACCTGTCGCTCCACTTACTCTAGTATTTCTAACCAACAGCTTTAGTGACTTCCCTGCTGTGATTGTGTTTGCAGGTATCAACACTGCATACGCTACAACTTCTGTATTTATATTGTTAGTGTGTCTATTTGTGTTTTGGTAGAATAAACGGTTTGTTAATTGGTCATTTACTGCTTTTACCGTTGGGTATAGTGTATCGTTTACCGTTGCAAAAGTTGTAGCTTTGTTCGCTACGTTTTCGGGGGTAAATCCTAAAGCGTTTTGTTTCCCATCAAAAGTTGACCAATCTGCGCTACTAAGTTTACCTGTATTTGTAGCACTTGCAATAGGTAAATTGAACGTATGTGTTCCCGTTGCTGAATTAATTGCAAAATCAGTTCCGCTTGTACCTGTTGCAAAGTTTTGTACTTGAGCAATTAAGCCATTTAGTGCCGTTAAGCCTGTTGAAAAAGTAGTAATTACTTGGCATAAATTATTATCTTCTGTATGTAAAGTTACAGTTCTATTACCTGCTGTATTTACATGTAATCTTACAGCTAGCCTATCAGTAGCCAATAATGTAGTTTGTGGTACAGGTATTGCTGTAGTATATAAATCTACTTGAGTACCATTAGTAATAAATTCAGGATTAGTAGAACTTGATGCTATTAAAGTAAAAGTAACACCATCATATTTATAAAGTTCTATATAAAAAGATGGATTACCACTATTATTACTAACATTAAAATAAAGTTCACAATTCCAATTACCTGCTGGTATATTTAATTGATTAGGGTCGCCTGCATCAGTTAAGAAAGAAGCAATGTAATTATTTGTATTAGTTAAAGTAAAGTTAGTACCAAGACCCAATATTGGCGTTCTATTCATTTCTTTAAATGCAACACCGCCAAATGTACCTTGACTTACTGAACCGTTTAAATAAAAAGACAATGAAGCACCACCGCCTGTTGACGCTGGAAAGTTAGCAAGGCTACCATCACCCCTTACATATTGGCTAACTAAACCTGCACCTGTAACCGCTATATCTCCACTTGAAGTAATAGGACTATTTGCAACGGTAAATGCACTTGGCATTGTTAAACCTACCGATGTTACCGTGCCCTCAATAATTAACGCCCAAACTGCTGCACCTGTTGTGGCATCACTACAAACATAAACATCACCGTTATCTAATATCCATCTTGACCCAATAACAAAGCCTTTAGTATCGTCATCATTTGCCGTTGGTGTAAATGTGAAGTTATGGCTCACTTCTCGAATGGTGAAGCCATCTTGTTGCATCGTGTACAAACGCCCTGCTTCCCACTTCAATTCGTAGTCTAATGAACAAACTAGCGCAACGCCTTTTGCACCCCCATTTCCTGCATCGGTTAATCCCTTTCTTATTCTGGAGTAATTATCAAATTGTATTTGGTCGCCATCTGAAATCAATATATCTTCTCCATCTGTAGTATTGCCCTCGACTAATACTTCATTTAGCGTTTGATTTCCACCGCCACCGCCTTGCACCTGCACCCAATCGCCCTGCTCGTTTAGAAAGTAATCCGCTTCGCCACTTGGTGAGATACCTAAACAATCTTGTACTTCTTCGCAAATGTTACTAGGTAGTTGAGTGGCTGGGAACGTCAAAACAAGTGAAACGCTTTTTGTTTCCGCTTGGATAGTTGTTGCGCTAAAGGTGCAAACTATGTCAATTATCATTGCTAACCGAATTTATTACATCACATAAAACAATGTCGGTTATCTTGTTGACCTTAAATCCTGCGTCAAAGTCAGCATCATCTACTTTAGCCACTACTTCGGCATAAACACGCCCTGCAATAAAATTAGAACTTGCACCCAAAACAATAGCTTTTACTTTGCCCAATAAACTGCTCACAACTTCCATTTCATTTAGTGCTATTTCAACTAAAATGTTTTCACGCCTTTGGTATAGGTAAAGAATAACGTCCTCGCAGTTGCTTATTTGGATAGGCTCACCATCCTCACCAACTAACTGAATGTTGATGGTCAAGTCCTCACCCTGTACTAATTGTTTTACTGCTCCCATATTATCCGTCTATTGTTTTCGTCAAAGTAATATTTTCTATTTTTCACACCTGCACCAATAATACTAAACGGCAATTTGGTTTTCACTTGTTTGCAAAGCGTTTCACGCTCGTAAACTACTCCGTCAAGTGTCCAATTAACATCGTTTAAATAGTTAATCATTTCGTTTGCGTAGGCTGATGTTTGTCCTGCTATTGAGTTTAATAACTCCGCACGTCTTTTATCGCTTACTTGACCAAATCCCTCTTGTTGAAACTGCTCTAATCCCCATTGTGTACCATGCAAACCTAAGTAAGGCATATATCGTTTCATGGTGCAACCTGCTAACCAACGCTTCAC